TCTTCACCGGTGAAGAGTACTAAGAGGCTTAACCTTCTTATAAGTTTCACTAAGTTCCTTTTCCGTATGCAAAAGCATCACGGATCGGAGCTTGTGGTGAAATATCTGAAAGCTTCGCTTTTAGCACTCCAAAAAGCAATAAGTAAAGATCGGATAAATTCCTTGCGGGATTTAGAGCCTGATCTTCCGTTACCACGATTGAGTCGTTCTAGACTCCCAAGGATTATTCCTTTAGGAGATCGAAGAGCTATCATGAGTGGGGATGCTTTTACAATAAGATTCTGGTCTTCCTTGTTTTCACTCTATAGAGTAATAAGGATACCTGGAAAATTAAAGTTAAGCACAATAACGGAACCATTTTCTGGTGATATTAATTTTCTTACGTGAGGGTCCGAGAAGCTGGGGGCATATGCCTCGAGCCAATCGTTCCGTTTCGATAAGGATCTTTTATCAAAAGAATATGGTTTACTGCCGTTGGAAACGGCTTCACCTTCGAATAAGGTTTCATGACGGGGTTGACTCTCTGATGTTTCGCATATAATGCGGAATAACTTAGATAAGCCTTTATTGAAATTTCTGGATGGATGTAAGCAAGATAGACTAAAATTAAATTTCAGTTTTATTGCGGAGTCCAAACAGTGGTTGTTCCCTCCAATAGGAGAGTCTGATACCAAAATTTTAGATTATCCGACGTTGGGACAACTGTCGACGAAGGAGGAAGCTGCAGGGAAAATTAGAGTATTTGCTATGGTCGATGTTTGGACGCAATCTGCGTTAAAACCTCTCCATGAAATGCTTTTTAAATTCCTAAAATCATTACCTAATGATGGAACCTTCGATCAAAACTTATCTGTACAGCGATGTATGGAAAAAGTTAAGATTTCTGGGAAGTCATTTGGTTATGATCTGTCAGCGGCAACAGACAGGTTGCCAATTGAGCTACAAGTTTCTCTACTATCATCTCTGATAGGAAAAGAGACGGCCATAGCTTGAAAGGAACTGTTGGTTGGAAGACAATATATCCTTAAAGGTGAAGCACCTTTGAGTTATAAAGTTGGACAACCGATGGGAGCACTGTCTAGTTGAGCAATGCTTGCAGTGACTCATCACTTCATAGTTCAGATTGCTTATCAGCTTTCAAGACCTATAGAGTCAGCGACTCTTGGGCCTAAAAATTGATATTGTAATTATGAACTTCTTGGTGATGATATC